CAAGAAGCGGATGGACACTCCCCCGATCGGGCGGAACGTCAAGGGTGGCGAGTTCCCACGCTTCTACAACTCCGAGGAGGAGGTGGAAGACCTTCGCTGGTATGGCTACCCGGAACAGAAGGGTAAGGCCGCCGCGAAGTTCAAGGACCCGCTGCGTCCTCGCTACAGCGAAGGCGCGTGGTTCACGCCCATCACTTGGCAGGAATTCAAACCGACCAGCCGCCAGCAGATCACCGATCGCTTGCAGGACATGGGCTGGGAGCCGGAAGACGAGGACTACACCGAGAAGGGCAACGTCAAAGCCAACGACGTGATCCTGCGGCGTATCGTCGATCGCTTCCCTGTCGCCGAAGACCTCGCCGATCTGCTCGCGATCCGCAAGCTGATGGGCCAGTTGGCCGACGGCAAACAGGCATGGCTCAAGGTCTACAACGAAACCTCCGGCTGCATCCACGCCTACACCAACCCCTGCGGCGCGGTGACGACGCGTGCGACCCACGCATTCCCCAACCTCGCTCAGGTGCCGGCGGTCCGCAAGAAGAAGGCGAGCTACGGCCAGCTTAGCCAGATCGCCAATCCGACCGGCATCGTCCGGCCGAACGCGAACTTCCGGGGCGGCCCGGTGCTCGTGATGGTCGATCACCAGCGGTGTGATGACTGGCATCTACTGCCCGCGACCTATCAGGCCGGGGAAGCGATCGTCGAGAAGGGCAAGGCCAAGGCCGGCGATGACCGGATGTTCGAAGTCATCATCCTCGGACTCAAGGGCGGCTGGGGCTATGAATGCCGCTCGCTGTTCACGGTGTTCGAGGGCTGGCGTCTGGTCGGGTCCGACTTGGCGGGCATCGAACTTCGTTGCTTGGCGCATGAAATGGCCAAGTATGATGGCGGTGCCTACGGTCAAGTTCTGCTTGAAGGCGACATCCACTCCGAAAATCAGCGCCTTGCTGAACTGGAAACGCGTGATACGGCGAAGACCTTTATTTACGCATTCCTTTACGGTGCAGGCGATGAGAAGATCGGCAAGATCGTTTCTCCTCTGTCCTCGCCGGTTCAACAGGCGAAGATCGGTAAGGAACTCAAGCAACGCTTCCTGAAAAACCTTCCGGCCTTGAACAAGGTCATCCGGGACATTCAGCGGCAGGCGTCGCGAAAGTTCCTCGTGGGTCTGGACGGTCGCCGTCTGTTCGTCCGCTCCAAGCACGCTGCGCTGAACACCGATCTGCAAGGCATGGGCGCGACGATCGCCAACTGGTGGCTCATTTTTATCGAGGACAAGCTCCAAGAGGAAGGGCTGGAATATGGATGGGACAAGGACTTCGTGTTCTGCGCGTGGGTCCATGACGAAGTCCAGATCGCCTGCCGGGAAGGGCTGGAAAAGACCGTCGAGCGTATCTGCCTAGATGCGGCTCTGGAGTGTGGTCAGTATCTCCAGTTCGCCCTCCCGGTCGAAGCCTCGGCCGCCAATGGGATCTCGTGGTCAGACACGCACTGACCGACATTCTCACTTGACATTCGGTCAAGTTTCAATTACCAACACACCATCGAAAGAGACCCGATGCAACCCGACGACCTCTCCCTTCCATACGAATACACCAAGAACACCGGACCGGCCTCGAAGGCTCATCTGGTGGGCACTGGTCTGCTGGCCGGCGCGCTGTGAGTCACGGCCTACTTCGGCCTGACTCCTTGGGCCGCCGCTGCGGTCCCGCTGGTTGTGCTGGCCGTTCGCTTCTGGCTGTTCAGCCTGATCCACAACGCCGTCCATCTGGGCCTCCGCAACGCTGAAATGGACGCCGTCCTCGACGAGGCGGTGACCGAGCAGATCACGGAGCAGGCCAAGCGCACGCTGACGCCCGGCTTCATGTCGGAAGCTCTGCTCCGTTCCTCGGCCGAAGAAGGGAGCGTCCATTGAACGTCCTCTACTTCGACACGGAATCGACCGGCCTGCCGCGCAAATGCACGGAGACCTACGAGACCATCCAGCCGAACATCACGCAGCTTGGCTTCATTCTGGAGCGCAACGGCGTTGACGTGATGACCGTGGACGCGCTGATCAAGCCGGACAACTGGTTCGTTCACGAAGACCCGAACGGTATCCTCCCGCCGTCGATCATCTCGCACCGTGCGTCGGAAGTCACCGGCATCACGCCCGAGTTGTGCGAGGCGGATGGTATCCCTATCGCCGATGCGGTCGAACTGTTCGTGATCGCGGCCGAACATGCCGACGTGATCGTCTGCCACAACACCGCTTTCGACTTGAAGGTGATGGCGGCCGAATACGCCCGGCTCCAGCCCAAGGCGAAGAATCCCGACATCGTCTTCGCCGGTAAGCCGTCGCTCTGCACGATGAAGGCCGCGACGCCGATCTGCAAAATCCCCAAGAAGAACACCAAGACGGCCTACAAGTGGCCGCGCCTCGACGAGGCGACGATGTTCTTCTTCAACGAGGAACTGGAGAACGCGCACTCGGCCATCGTGGACATCAAGGCAACCCGCCGTCTCTTCCACAAGCTGATCGAACTCGGTGCATTCGACAAGGATGTCTACCGCCTCGCTCGCGCCGGCCTCCTCCGTGAGGACTTTCTGGAGAACGTATGTGCTGCCGCGTGAGTCCGAACACAACGATCAGGGGCGGACGAATGTTGTCGTCATGGAGCCGCCCCAGCTTCACTTCCCCATCGGGGTTCCCTTCCACAGCGGCGACCAGTTCAACAAAGAGCGGGGCAACTGGTTCTACCGCCACCCGGCCGGCGGCGCATTGAAGGGGCCTTTCGCCTCCTTCGATGCAGCAGGACGGAATATGATCGGCATGGCTGAAAGCCCGGTCGGTTGATGCCCCGCTAATCGAAAGCATCTGAATGTCCACATTGCTGTTCCTCGACACGGAGGTCCCCGATCGGGACTCTCCGGGAACCCCGGCCTTTGTCTTCTACGACAATGGTGATTGGGAAATCGCCTTCGCAGGCGACCTCGACTACATCAAGGGTAGCTCGGCCTATCTCGGCTCGGCGACCATGATCGAAGTCATCGACTATCTCAACACCGACTACGATCTCGAACTGGTCGATGAGAACGACGGCACCGCGTTCCTCTACACCAGCGTCGAAATCACGGAGGAGGCGGACAACGAGCCGTTGATCGTCCTCCACGATGACGGTGAGTTCGACATCTACGAGCGAGCGATCGCCGTGGAACTGGTGAACAATGAGGACAGCGGCGTCTATAATTTCGTCTCGCTGGTCGAAGTGTTCGAAGAACTGGAGCGCTTCCTGCGTCGCCGCATCCCGGAATCGATGGATGACGGCCGGGACGATGATGACACAGGCGACGACGAGTGATGCAGTTTTTCTCACTCCGCGAAGCCAACGTCGCCCGGCAGGCGGAGTGGGACACCGGTGGCAACATCGACCTGTCCTACTCCGGCAACGAACTCGCCGGTGAAGCTGGTGAACTGATCTCCGCGACGGTCGATCTGATCAACGGCGGTGATGATTATGAAGCTCTCCGTGAGGAGATCGGCGATGTCATCATCTGCTGCGATCTGATCGGCCTGCGCGTCGGCCGGCCGCTCATCACGCGCTGGCCGGTAAAACCCCGCCGGGGCCATGCAGACGCCCGCATCGTCACCGACCAACTCGTCGATCTGGCGATTGAAGTCGGGAACGTCTCGAACACGATCAAGAAGCAGGAGCGGGAACGCTTCGGCATGGTCGGTGCCCGAGGCTCGCTCGACGACATGATGCACAACCTCAACGAGATCATCTGTCTGGTCCACTGGATCGGCGAGAGTTTCGGTGTGGATGCAGGCGAATGTGTCGCCCACAAATTCAACCTCACGAGCGCCAAGTATGGCCTCCAGACCAAGATGGCTCCCTGATGGCTGCAATCAATTTCGAAAACATGTTCGACGCTTACTCGAACTCCGCCGAGAAATCGTGGAAGTATGACCGTAATGCGTCCCTCGGTGCATCCGAAACCTTCGGCTGTATTCGCGCCGCATACTTCAAGAAGTTCCAGTATGATGTCGATGACGGCCACGAGGCCGATTGGGGCGCTGCCAAGCGCGGCGACATCATCGAAAATTACTTCGCCGTGCCGGCCACCAAG